CATCGGTGCGCCGTTATCGAGCATGATCTTCTGGACGTCTGCAATCGCATCAAGTGAAGATGCGAACGGAGTCGTGCCAGCAGTCCCGCACGCTCTCGAAGCTCCGGCAGTGATAGCAGCGCAAAGCCTTACCTCTGCGGCGTTTCGAAGTGTTCTCATTCCCTGGGCGACCATTTGCTTCGCCCACTCTTTGTCGCTCTGCGCATTTTGCAGCGATCTGATTTGCTCGCCGGTGAGGTTCCAACTTGTCTGCTTGCTGTATTGAATTGTAACCGCCACCGAACCGGCGATTTTATCCGTACCGCCCGTTGTCGTCATCGCAGCAGAATAATCCGTTTCTGCGGCCACCGGCGCGTCAGGAATAACGATCGAATCTCCGAGCGCCACTCCCTTGTCGTCGAAATTCATACTGATGGAGCCGAGCGCCCCGACCGGCTCTTCCGCAACGACCCGCGCTGCACTGAATAATACGGGCGCTAATGCTGTTAAAGTATTTGCCATGATTGAATAACCCTATTATACGATATTACCGCCCTCCGACATGAAAGCGGCCCGCTCTTTCGGATGCAGCGAATTAAATTGTGCTTCCGAGAGCGTCTTCCCTGTTCCGCTTGCCCTTACCCCGCTTTGTACCGTACCGGCTCCTGGAACGAGATTATTTTTTATGCGAAAGGCATTCTCTTTTTGAGAAAGCCATTTCACAATCCCCTCGTCCGGACTGGATTCCATGATTTTTTTGTTCCCCTTCTCGTCCTCTAATTCCAGAGATAAAATCGTTTCGTAGATTCCCTTCCCCGCTCCCGTTACCATGTCGTGTTTTTCCGAAACCTTCGGATTCGCTTTCGACATAAGTATGTCAACCGTATCGTCGATATTATGAAGCTCCATTCCGCTCTTGCTGATCGCGGAATAAATGCTATTCTTGATAAAATACGTCTCGAATTTTTTCTGCCAATCTTCTTTTTCTTTTTCAGCCTGGCTCGCTTTGTCTTCAGCTGCCTTTACGATTTTTTCATGTTCTTTCGTGAGGTTCTCGATCTGCTTTGATCCACTATTATCTTTTAACCGTTCTCGTAAATCGCTGCTTTCTTTTTGTGATTTCGCCAGCTGATCCGTTAAATCCCTGATATCATCTTCGAGCTTCGCACGTTCATCTTTCCGATTATAACTGGCGACATGGCCAATCAATACTTCCAATGATTTCGGGACATCGAATTTTTCATGGCTGCGAGGATCCTCCATAACGAAAAAGTCATTTTCAGCCTTCTCGTATGTTTCTCCGTTCTTAATGTAATACTCCTTATTCATTGTTCGTGACCTCCGTATTTAAAGATTGATTCGCTATTTTTTGAGCGGCATCCCCCCCCGCTCCTTGCGTGCCTAGTTGTTGTCGTGATAATTTTTCGATCAATGCCAGCGCCTTCGGGTTCGGCGCCGTATCAGGTTTTTTCGATTCTGTCGCGTCGATATCATCCATTGCGGCCTTAATATCTTCATCTTTAGTATTGTCCCCGAAACTTAATTGCGTGATCCTCTTGGCTGCCAATTTCCTCAATTCTCTGTACGGCAGCATAATAATTTCGAACATCCTTGCCAAGTCTTTTTCTTCATCTTCGCCCAGGAAATCCCGACGATATTCAATCCCTATATTTTCAGGATCAATGGCCTGGTTTTCCCACAGTCCGGCGTGCCTGAACATTTCCCCTTCAGCTTTCTCCATTGCAGCTGATCCGGCGTTCAAAAGAGAAACCACCTTTGTGAAATCGAACCGCTTCGCCTGTCCTGACTGCGCATATTGTTTTTCCTGGTCGGTGTCCATTCCGAGTGTCCGCTTGATCGATGAAAGATAAAACTGCATCGCCAATAAAAACTGCTGAACGTCTCCGAGTCCCGCGCCGGCAAAAAAAGGAGCGTGCGAAACAGAAGGATCGAATGATAAAAAGGCTGTGTTCGCAATCCCTTCTTCGGATAGCAGCGCGGGGGGGATTGTACCAGGCCAAAATACAAACTTAAAAACGCCTCCAAAAAGCATTTCATCCATGAGAGACATATAATTATATACCGCCTGATCGAACATTACGATATCATCGAATATCGTGTCCGTGAGATGCGTATTCGTGCGGTCTCTCCAATTCAAAAATTGAAACGGTATCTCGCCGCATGGATTCTCGTATTCTTCTCCTGCTTCGTATTTCCCTGTATATCCTGAAATCCCGAATTGTCCGTGTTCCTCTCCGCCCCGTTCTTCGGCATTTTTTTTGCTGGTGAATTCCTGAAAATATTTCGGAGTCCATAAAGTCATTTTATATTCAATCTTTGCTTTCGCAAAAAAATCATCGTTATTATATCTCGTATTATCAAGAAGTAAAGCCTCCAATTTCCCGTCCTGGCCGAAAGAAAAATTACGGATTTGCCAGGGGAAATAAAAAACAGCATACGGATTGACGTTATTATTCTCTCTGTCTGCTTTGCTCTGAATAATCGCAGGATTGAATTTCGGAGAGTCCACCAAAATCCCGCAGGACATCATTAAACTATTAAGCGATGCCATCTGCATAAATACATTGATATCCTGATATAAATTCGCCCGCTTGACTAGATAGTCATACGGGACATTTTCTCGTTCCGGCTCCCTCGAGAACAAGAAGCCGGACAGGATATCCGCCAGCGGTTGTGTATTATTAAAAAAGACAGCGCGCTTTTTCCGTGCTTCGTATGATTTTAAAGGCTCCCGTTGTGAGAAGCGATGCAAATAATTTCCATCTCGGTATGTTTTCCCACCGCTATATGATTTCGATATCTGGATCCACATATCGTGTTTATCTTTAAAAAGCGGGTGGACTTGCTCGACTAGATTTTTTATTTGTTGTTCTGTTGCCACGCCTATACCGGTCTTTTAATTAAGCCCTGTATCGGAGGGCTCACCCGTTATAGCCGTGTCGTGGACAAACGTATTGGGGGAGACAGGAACAATGAATTGCGCCATTTATAAATATCCTTTTTAAAAAAGTCAACCATTATTTTTTATGGAATTCTTTTACCGTTCACGTCATACACCTGCGCTTCATACCCTTCCATCAATTCAGTTATCGCCCATACACACGCATCGAGTCTATCAGGCGAATCATCGCCAGGAACCCATTCGCATTGCTGATCTTCTAGAGCTTCGAATGTCCCGACATGGTGGACTCTGCCCTGTTCATAGAGAGCCGAGACAGGCTCCGCCCTGGTGACTTTCCCGCGAGAAGCCCATACGAGTTTCACCGGCACGTTAATGTCCACGTTATGAAGCGTCGATCGTACCATTTCGCCGCCCTGGTTTTTTTCTCCGATGATTGCGTCAGCTTCATAATCATAATATGACCGGACTCCTGCTCTGCCCCACTGTTCGGGAGTCCCGATAAGGGATCGATCGTTGAGAACGTAAAAATGCGTCAGTTCCCGCATTTTCATTCCTGGCATCCCGGGGCCTCTGCCGGCGATAATAATTCCCGTTTCGTTCGACGTTTCTTCGTTGCTAGTCGTAGCCGGATCGACAGCGACCACCAGACGATTGAGGTCGGGTGTTTTCCGCACTCGGCTTTCATCTATCCAAGCTCGGCGCCACAAAGCGTAAGGATTATCGTCTAGAATTTGTGCATAGATTTCCTGCCGTTCAAGCCGTGTCCCCTTGTATTTTGCAAGGATCGTATTCAGGAACGGCGCCGCCAGGTTATTCGCATTTTCGAAAGTATGCCCTTCCGTTACGATGATATCTTTTCGTGAAATCAATTCACGGATTGCTTTCGTCGGCTTCGGCGTAGTTGAGATCAGACATTGCGGATTATTTCCGAGACGCAGCCCCAACAAAGCATTGTCGAGAGTCTCTTGCGGATATCTCCATTTGCAATATTCATCGCCCCATATTAAATCGAATTGCGGGCCTCTGGGACCGTCAGGCTCCGTTCCGTAGAATATCTGTGCCTTCGCTCCGTTCGGCCATATTATCTGTCTTTTCGACGGTTCATAATCAGGGAAGAAATCTCGCGTCGAACATGAGAGGATCCCGCTCTCGCCTTCAATCATAATCGTGCGCACGTCCTGGGCGGTGGCGCCGATCAGGGCGATATGTTTATATCCTGAAAATCTGACCTTTGAAATTACCAGCTCGGCGAACATCCTGGTTTTCCCGAACCCGCGCCCGCACTTCGCAAGCCAGATAAATTTTCCGTTTTTCCCGAACCCGCGCGGTTCTTTCTGGTTTTCCCTGGCGAGATAGTCGTGCCAGAGCAGCGCGCGCAGATTGCGCACCCCTTCGTTCGATAATTTCCGAATCAGTTCAGGATTTTTTAACAACAGGCTTTTTGTCGTGCCCATTCGCTTTCTTCAGTTCATCGATGAGAGCTTCGCGCATATCATCGATATTATCATTGAAATCGACATGGAGCTTTGTCCCTTCAGTAGCCTCTCGAATCTCTTTCATCAAGGAAACACTCGAAGAATCCCCTCGGCTCATTACTTTTCCGATCACCATTTCAATGATCTGGTGGCCGGTCATACTTTTATATTTCCCGTTAACTTCGATCTTGAATTTCTTCGCCAGGAATTCCAAATATATATCAGTCATCAATTTTTTTTTGCGTTTCGCTATTCCTGACTTGATCCCTCCGATGCGCCCCTTCGCCTGTGCTTCTTCTTTCGTCTTGACCGGCTTCAAATATTTTTCATTCGACATATTGCTTGCTTTCTCCTCGCTTTTTTTGCTTAATTTTTATTATCTCCATTCCGTAATTATCAATTCCGTCCTTTATTTTTACTCCCTTTTTTAATATCAGCCTATTATATTTGAAAGGGGAATAATCAACGTCATGGTGTATTCGGCTGAATTTATGGACAAGCCTGGAAACGTCAGGGTGGAGAAACAGCTACATTTCCGACTTCGGGTACGTTCCTTCTTTCGAGTAAAAGACTTCCGTATTCCCGCCCTTCATTAATTGCGTACTCGTCTTTTTTTGCAGGAACGCATTAAACTGAACAGTACACCATCCATCTTTCTTGTCCTGGTCGAATTCAGGCATCCCCTTCCAAAGTTCGCCCATGCTATTCTTTCCGATATCGAAAAAAAGTCCGATATCTTCGAAAACGGCTTCTTTCCCTGATCCCGTTTCCATGACAATTTTTTCAATGAATATATTTAATAATCCGCCGTCAAGGTTTCCCTTCCGCGTGTTTGCTTCAGCGACGAGCCGATCGGCCTGGTCAACTGTCAAGCCTGTTAAAATTTTACAGGTCGTTTCGGTGATCCCTGCTTTTATTCCTGCCTTGATTCTATGGTGTCCGGATATCGTCTGATATTTCCCGTCTGGTCGTTCCCATACGACCGGGGGATCCAGTAGCCAGCCGCGGAGCCGCATCGCCTTGACCATTCCGTCGAAGGTTCGTTTTTTCATAACTTGTGGATTGCCAGGAGTGGGGACAATAGACTGAAGCGGTAATTTTTTGTAATCGATAGAAATTTTATTTTTCGGAATGCGATTTAACTTTTTTGATTTTCCCATAATGCAATATTTTCCATCCGATCATTGAATAGTCAAGCGGATTTTTCTAAAATATTGCACCGATATCATCTGGATTTATCGGGGTGGTGAGTCTGATTTCATAATGACAATGCGGTCCCGTACTGTTCCCTGTCTTTCCGACGTAGCCGATAATTTGTCCTCGAATTAAAGCCGTTCCAGGAATGACAGCCAAGTACGAACAGTGGGCGTATAAAGTCTCGATCCCGTATCGATGCTGAATTAAAATCGTATATCCATATCCGCCCCACCAACCGGCGAAAAGAACCCTACCAGGAGCAGTCGCACGAATCGGAGTCCCCATCGGTGCGGCGATATCAATTCCGCTATGGAAGTCTCTCCAATTTCCGAACGGAGATGAACGCCAGCCGAAAGACGAAATATTATTCCCGCTGCAGGGATTTCCATACGGCAAATTCTGCTGAATGACTTGTAATATTTCAAAATATCGGCGTCCATTGAAAATATTCTCGAATCGATTTCGATATAATTCATGTTCGATAATAAAAATTTCAGGGTAGGAAAATTTCGCTTCGTGCTTCTTTACATACGGAAAAAATAATCCTAGAATGAACCCGCCAAAAAAAAGGATTCCTGCTGCGAATCCTATTGAAATCCAGTTTATTTTCATTTTTGCCACTCCATATAAATTTGATACTTCATCTCGTCGCCGCAGATTTTTAAAAATAGTGAAGCCAGGAACAGACAAAGAACAACTACGGTCATTACTTCAATGATCCTGACAATCCCTTGATCGCTTTTTATTGTCATATTTTTCCCCCCATTATATTGTTTTATCGGATCATCACGTTTTAATTTTTCTAATTTCAGATCCAACCATTCTTGAATATCATATCGCATTTCGAAATCTCTTTGAGGCAATAAAGCGATAACTTCTCTTTTAAAATCCTGGTGATATCTTACCGCAATTTCGGCTGTGGCATATTCTAATAATAAAGCCAAAGCCAGCTGCGCGGGGCCGCTTCCGCCATAGCCCCAGTTAAATCCGTCTGGACTGTGATTCCATATTTTTTGACTTCGCAAGGGATTTAATTTCTTTCCGTCCACGAATACGAAACGATCATCCCAAAATCCTTTAATTGTTTGTATCATTTTATTTGCTCCTTTTTTTTAGTGTACAGCTTCCTTTTTTTCCGGCTCCTGGACGACTTCTCTGCCGATACATTTATGAAACAAAATAAATTCATCTTCGGTGATTTCGTAAATATTCCGCAGAACGCAGAACAAACCTTTGTGCCGATATTCATCGATGAGATAAAAGGGGTGTTTATTGAAAACGCCGCACTGTTCGCCGGTCTGCGTCTCCTGCTGCGCTTTCGGATTCTTCGGAATGATAACGATATCATTCTGCGGAGCTTGAACCCACACCCAATTTGCGAAATAATACTTCTTTTTTTCTTTCATTCCTCATCCCTCCTTTTTTAAATTTTTTATAAAATTATTCAATTCATCGACCGACCGAATCATGGCAAATATCCCGCCGTGATCTTGCCAGGATTGACGAAATTTTTCTTGATCCGTTGAAAGCCCCTTTTTATTCTCGGGTGTTTTTACTTCGATCATAATGACGATTCCGTTTTTGATTATTGTGATATCAGGAATTCCCTTGAATGAATATCGTCGCTGCAAATTATGAAAATAAAACCATCCTGTTTTTTTCAGATAGGTCTTGATCTGTTTTTTTATTTCCATTTCGTTAATATTCAATCGTTCCAAATTATTTCCTCATCTTTTCTCATTTTAATACCAACAATAAATCGGTTTGAATATTGCCTTTGGAAAGAAATCCATTGATCCCTATTTTTTACTTCTCTGCCTTTATTATAAAGCATCGCCATCGTCATAAATCCGAGCGAAAAAACCTGTTTCATTCTCTTTTCGGCTTTCTCAAACGTATCTCCTTTATAGCCGATAAGTACATAGCAAGAATAAACGTGCTTTCGTGTTAATGCCCCCATTTCTTTTAACAGCCTGGACGCTTCCGCGAGTGGCTCATAATCATCGGGAGTATCGTAAGCGAAATATACGATCATCGGATTTATTTTTTTTAATTCCTCAACTATCCAGGGTTTCAGCCGCTTCGCCTCGAATCCTCCCTGGAAGCGCGCCCGATATTTCTGCCTGGCTAGCATTTCAAATACTTTTTTAATATGCGAATCTGAACAGGCCAACAAATTATTATCCTGAACAATATATCCGTCTTTTATTTCGAGCTCTCGGATCTTTCCTTCTCGCCCTGGTACTGGACAGAACCAACACGAATTCGGGCATCCGCGAGAAGTTATAACGTAGCCAGGCTTCAAGAACATTCCCGGGGTGAATTCACCGCCGGGGTCGCCATAAGCAGGACCGCCGACAAATATTTTTTTTGTTACATGACTCCATGAATTCGCAAGATATTCTCCCCATTGCTTGTCCCAATCAAATGTAACGGAAACGCAGACCGCATCGGCTTCATCAAAGAAGCCAGGCTCGGAAAATCGGACGTTTTCATCTTGTAGTGTCGCTAATGTACGTCGCGGAAATACTCGTATAATTTTCATTCTCAATCGTCCCAAAATTTTTCGATCTTTCCTTGCATGATTTTATTCGCCATGCTTTTCGATCGCGGCTTGATCTTCAGCATCCGGCAAAATTCAATTTCAGTTAGTTTTTTTAAAGGCTTTGACAGGTGGCAGTCGTCGCACCATTCCTCTGTATTTCTCGGATCATCTATCAAGTCAGGATATAGACCACGATAAATTGCAGTCTGTGATAAAAGATGATGGCGGTGTCGGGCTTTTTTTATTTTCCCGCTCCGCAGACAGTTCGCGCATACGGCCATTTATCTATTCCTCCCTTTCATTTTCGATTTTACAAATTCAATCCAGCTGTCAACATCCATCCCCTTGAATTCTGCCTGAATTCTAAACGCATCCGTAAAATATCCGCAAGCGTCCAGGTGTTCGCAATTCTCGAATGATATTGATTTCGTGCGAAAATGCTTGAACCGATATTTTTTCCCGTCGAATTCTGTCTCGATCCATTTCACCGAATCAGGCTCGATCCAATTCGCCTTAATCCTGCATTGATCGTCCACCTTCGCCTGGCTATTCCAATCTGGATCCTCCGTATTATCGGCAAGCGTAGAACAGGCTGCCCAGTAGAGGTCTAGTTGATCGATCGAGCGCCGTTTATTTTCGGGGATCGTGCGAATCATTGCATAAATAACTTCGCCGGTCGTGAATTTATTTAATTCTTCGGCTGCCATTTGGTGAATCGGCATGACGACAATTTGACTCTGGAAAAATCCTTTAACTGCCAAAAATTCTTTTTTCATAATTCCCTTTTTTACGGCAAAAGCATATTTATTGCAATATCTTTTTCATTCATCTGGACGAGAAGCCCTTCCCTGGTTAAAGTCCTCTTTGTTTCCAGGTCGCATACGCAGAGCTCGCCCGATTCAATCATCGAGCGAATAATAATAGTTTTTTCAGTCAGTGTTAAATTTTCAATATTCAAAACATTTCCTCCGTTTCTTTCTGCTCGATCTTATAGCCGAAGCGATAAAATCTTTTTTCAAAATACGTTTTAATGACTCCGACTTTTCCGTCCCGATTCTTGGCGACGATGAAAGAATAATCGTCCTCAATCCCGATCTCTTTCGACTTTTTGCAGTAGATGAAAATAACGACATCGGAGTCCTGCTCGATCGCGCCGGATTCCCGCAGGTCTGCGAGCGTCGGCATCCGGTCATCGTATTCCATTCCCCTATTCAGCTGCGAAATTATGATGATGGGGATATCCCTTTCTTTCGCATAATCTTTCAAGTCGCCTGTCATATCGGCGATATATCGTTCGCGTGTTGCTGCCTTCGCTCCCTTCATAAGCTGTAAATAATCAAGAATTATAAGCCTTAAATTTTTGATCCGTTTGGTCCTGCGAATGATTTTCCGATAGTCCTTGATTTTATCATTAAAATAAATGTTCAATCCTCTATTTTCGATTTCCTGCCTTGCCTGGAGGATCCTCGCCTTCTCGTAGTCCTGGCTTTTTACAAATTCAATCTTCCAGGATTCAATCTCGGAAAAATAAGACAAATTGCGGGCGTATAATTTCCGCACTGGCATTTCTCGACTTAAAAAATAAACTGGATCCTTTTGATTTATCGCAATCTGCATCGCAAGCGTTGACTTGCCACTCCCAGGGCGGCCGGCGATCGTTATTAGCTGCCCGTTAAACATTCCCGTTACGAATTGATCGAGTTCGGGAATTCCGAACCGTATAAAATTTGTCTTTTTGAAAATATCATCTAGCGGCTTTTTATTTAATTCTTGAATAAAAACATCTTGGTCATCGATGAAAATTCCGTTGATATCTTCGTAGGTATCTCCGATCATTTCCAGTATCGCATCGTGCGATAATTCATTGCTTTTAATTCCCGCCAGCAGGTCTTTCGCCATGTTCTCGACTTTATCAATATTATTCTGTTTTTCAAGATCGTTTATCAGTGAATATATATTGACGGTCGGAAATAATTTTGCGATTTTCAATTGGAAATCTATTATTTGTTTTTCTTGAAATCCTGCCTTTGTCATTTTAGAATATAGAAGCGGGGGATCGATTTGGAAATTGTTCTGTGTACATTCATCGAAAATATTGAATATTTTTTTATGGTCATCGAAATAAAAAATATCTTCGTCATAATCAAGCAGAATATCCATCCGAGGCGGGTTGTCAATGACTGATCGCAGCAAGGTCAATTCGATTTCTTTTCTGATTTCTAAATTCATTTTACTCCCTCCTTTTTTTTTTCATCATTCATAAATCGAATTTTTTTTCCTGCTCTGCTTCAGGGCTTCATCGATCCGAGACCGCATCGCAGCAGGAGTCAACGGAAGTTTAGAATAAAATTTATCATTGCTTGTAATTAGAGATTTAAAGCCGTTAAAAGCTCGCTGAATTTCTTCGGCTGTTTTTAACCTGGTAGCGAGATATTTTAAATGCGGAACCTGCTTGGAGTCTCGATAATAGTCAGGATTGGAAGCCTTAAAAAGATCGTCAAGATAAGAGACGGTGTCTTTTTCTTTTAATAGTTTCTTTGGCTCTTTTTCTTTTGTAGTATCACTCATTGATACAGTTTCCGGCGTTTCTGTATCAGTGAGTGATAGAGGCTGTGTCACTGGTTGATACTCTGCTGTATCACTCATTGATACAGTGATATTGAGGTCGTACACGAAGCCGCGAGTGCTTTTTTCCTGCCTGATCCAACCAGAATCGACGAGTCCCTTTATTCCTGCTTTTAATCCATTGGTCGAGAGTCCGGTAATTTTACGCAGCTGTGAATACGAAATGCGATCGCTGATCTTATGCCAGCCGGTTGTTTTCCTGGATATCGTAAGAAAAATTTTCGTCTCTGCTTCGGTGAAATTATACAGTGTGTCGATAAAATCATTGTCGATCTGCGTATGTCCTAAAATTTTCATCTTCTCCTTTCTCCTTCTCAAAATGGAACATTATCATCGGAAAAAGGATTCTCCCTTTCCGGATCCTGGTGGCTGTCTCCGCTGTTCTCTTTTTTCTTCGGAGGACTCCATACGATATTATAATCCGGTTGATTATCTTTTTCTTTTTTCTCATTCTTGAAAATAGCGAAATTCAGATTCAACCGGGGTGTCCGAATCTGGCATGAATAGAATTTTTTTCCATCTTTCTCTTTTAACCATACGGCGCCGATAACCATAATTTTTTCTCCTTGTTTTTAGATTTTATTTAATAAGGCAAATTCTCCGTAATATTTTATAGCAGCTTGATTGTATACAGCAGCAGCCAGTTCGGGCTGCGTATGATATCCTAAATGCAATAATTTTTTATTAACGAAAATGCGGGCGATCCATTTCTTTTTTCTGATATGCCAGGAAATCCCCTTGAAACCTGAAGCCTTGACGACCTGGTTTTGGCTGTTCTGCGATTGCGTGCAGATTCGTAAATTCGATTTTCTATTATCAAGCCCGTTATGATTTTTGTGGTCGATGACTAGGGGATTTTTATAATTCAAAATAAGACGGTGTAATTTTAGATTTATTTTTTTCCTGTTCTGATAAATGGTCGAGCGCGCATAAAACGTATTCCCTCGAGGGAGAACGCTCCACCGATAATTTTTAATTTTATCATAATCTTCGGTATCAATAACAATTAAATGTTTTCCGTATTTTCCAGATTCTACCAGCAGAATTGTTGTCTTGGGACTTTGAAAAAAAATTTTATTCGGTTTCATAATATCCTCCAATAAAAAAAGGTTTCTATCTCACCCCCGCTTGTGGCGGTCTGTCCTGGGATTGATAAAAACCTTTTTAGATTTCATTTTGAAATCTTGATAACGGACAGATAATACCAAAATTTCAAAAATGCCGAAACCGGCTTGTATCTTGATCGAATCATTCTCAATAAAAATTGTCAACGATTTTACAGCCTTGAAAGCAAAAAAATGAGGCTTTCCGGGTCCGCGTCTGTCATCGCTGCGAACAGTAATAATTGGCGCTTTATCATTTCATTGATTTTCATTATAGCCTCCATTTTTTATTGAACCAGGCGAAGAATTGATTCCATCGCCTGGCGCGCTCGGCGAGGATCCTCCGGCGCTCTTTTGTTCTCTGATCGAGCAGGATTTTTTTTATATGGAAATCCCGCTCGATCTCCTTGATTTTTTCCTGATTCATTTCGCAGCCCTTACCCTTGAGGTGATCCGCTCGACTATCTCGCATCCGTCCAGCTTCGTTAACTGATTCAATTTTATAAACTGCTTCAGCTTCACAATATTTATCGAAATAACGGAAAGCGGAACATCCCCCCGGGCGATAGCTTCCACCAATTTTTTTTCATCGATGATTCGGATATCAATGTCCTTGATCTGCGAAATTGTTCCGGCTTCAATCCTGGTCGTCTTTTCGACTTCAGCCTGGACGATGACGGGAGGGTGGTACACCATGTCGGCCTGTTCTCTTATCGCTTCGGCTTTCACTGTGTCCCCTGCTGCTTCAGCTTTCTCGGCTTTCTTCTCCAACTTCGCTTTCTCAGATTCTTCTTTTTTCCTTTTTTCTTCATCCGCTTTCGCCTGGAATTCCTTCCGCTTTTTCTCTTGGAGCGTCAGATAATCAGACGATTCTTTCGTCTTTTTATTGATAAAATCCACAACCGGCTTTACCATTTCAGTGTGCCGGTTGCAAATAGCTTTCCAGGCATCATACGCAGGGTCTTGCATTGATTTAAAATACTCATCGATTTGCTTTTTTATCGCCTTCGCCCGAATGATCCCCTGCTGTACGAATTCGAAAGTCTCTTTCGATTCAATGATGACCGATGCGACTTTCTTCTCGATCCCCTTGATTTCCTGCTGGAATTCTTTTTCGTCCATGTTCCCCCCTTTAAATGAGTTTAAAATAATTGTCTATCGCATTATTGATCCGATGCCGTGTCAATAGTGCCAAAAAAATCTGCTCGGCTTCAGGATTATATACATTCGTGGGGATAAAATTTTCCCCATCATAAACCAGGACGAACCACTTTTTTGTCGGCTTCAATCCTGCTGCCGGCCGTAAAATATTATATCCGGCAAATTGCAGAGCTCGAAACCGCGGAGTCCCCAACGATCGCTTGATATCGAGATTCGCTTTCTCGTACAGCTGGTCGGGTGTCCCGTTCAATTTTAATTTATGATCGGTAATTGACTTTTCATAAATCAATAATTTTCCGAGCATGGCTTTGTGTTCGATCTGAAATCGCCGGAAAGCCTCAACATGAAGCAGCCGGAACGTATCGCCGGTATCAAGAAATAATTTAATATCGGCGTGGATATCAATTCCTTCGCTCCTGGCTGCCTCAAGTTCTTCGTCAGTACAGAAAAATTTTTGCTCTGGAAGCACTTCCGTAACTGACGGATATTCGTTGTCGTATCGCTTCATTTTTTCACACTACCTTCGATCGCGTGAACGATCCGGTCAATCTCGAACCGGATTTTTTTATGATCCCACTGGAATTTTTCGCAGAAAAGATAAATTTGCTTCTCGGTATATTTGAGGATCCCGAACCCCTGTTTAACATAATCCGGAAGCTCGTTCATCTTTTTTAAACCTTCCTTGCGAATTTTCTCTTTCTCTTTCTCCGATAAATTCTCTTGACCTGGAAGGTTTTTAATTCCTGCTTTCTCTTTCTTTTCTTCTCCTGGATTATTCCCGTCCAGGTCATCTTCGCCCGTCATAATCCCGAATTCATTGCAGAAAGCAATTCGGCGCGCGAAAGACTGTGCAGTCAACCAGGATTGCGCAGTGGACATATATTTACTGTCCATGTACGGCGTCGAAAATGTTGACGATTCGCTGAAGCCTCCGACATGGTTAGCGATGACAGTTGCCTTTATCCCGATGAACGGCTTTTCGATAGTCTCTGAAGTTATTCGGTACGAAAATCCGTGCTTTTGTAGATACGGCTTGACTACCTTCACGATCGCGTCAATCTTCGCGTATTTGTATCGAATAGCTTTTTTATCTTCTTTTTCCATTACGCCTGTCCCTTTAATGATAATCGGACATTCAGCCTGGAAGTCCGCCATCGCCTGGCGGAAAACTTTCTCGGCTTGTTTCTGCTCGACGCGATCGGATAAATTTAAAAATTTTTCCAGTATGTCGATATTCGCACCTCTATCGACTGCTTTCATGAGTAATTCTTGCGGATTCAATTCGATTCCATTGAATTGAACAATTCCCCCTGCCGGAGCGGGGAGTAATTTTCGGCCTCTAATTTTTTTGCTTTTCGGTTTTCGCTTTTGCATTTTTGACATAATTGTTCTTCTCCTTTAATTTTAAAATCTTGTTCGATCCTGATTCCAACCGGACAGGACGAACAAGTATATTTTTTTGTGACGTACTGAAAAGATTCTTTTTTCATTCTTCTTTTGTTCTCGGTTCGATGATGAAGAAAATTCGCCGGTTTCGAACCTTCAATTTAAAATCATCATCCCCAGTTTCGCAATATTCAATTTCGCTGTGTTCAATCCGAAATACGGCGCTGGCATCCATCGCGGAAATATAAATCGCATTCTCGTCATACCGGATCGAACATCTTCTCATAAAGACGCTTGCGCAGACTTCATCATCGAAAAAGAGGATATCGAAATATTGGTCTGCTCTTAAATCAAACGAAAGAAGATAATCGCCGTAAATTGAATAAAGCCGCTCGCGGTCTCTGTCCTTTAATTGAAAAATTCTGTCCATGATTCACCCCCTTTTATTTTTTTCTTTCATCAAAGCATCGTGCGCCATAATCTGCTTGCCGATGCTCCAATCTCTGCTGCCCTTTCTGAACGCTGAAATATTCGACTCCGATTCTCCGAGTATTTCAGCAGCTTCGGAAAGCCCGAAAAACCCGATCAATTCTTTCAGGTCTTTCGGCAAATTTTTAACTAGTTCCTTGTAATACAATTTTTTAACCTCCTGTATGAAAAGACATTTCTGCGGATTTATAGATAAATTCTTTTCCGCAATCGGCGATCGGTTGAAATCGCAGTAATGGCATTGAAAGAACGAAAAAGTGTATTTCGGGCAGTCAAGGCAGTTTGTGATTTGTACCAGGTCGTCCATGCTGGCAAACTATCATTTAAGATATAAAAGTCAACACTTTTTTTATCAAAAATGATAATTTTTGTTGTTGACAGCATTTATATAAATGGATAATATTATCATAATTGATAATTAAAGGAGGTCAGTATGAACGAAGCATTATTACAAAAAAGAAATCTGAAAAAACAGCAGGTCATCGGATCCCTGGTGAGAGCGAAAGAGGATATGCTTTCCCTGCTGAATTTTACCGGAAAATTCACACCTACCGAAAAAAAGATTTTTGACCACGTCGCCCTGGCTCTCGATCTGATTCATCAAAGCATCGGAGGAAAACATGAATAAAAATTGGGAATTGATTTTGAGTGAAGCCGAAGCCCTGTATGGTGATATCAAACGGATTCCCTGGACGGACGTTCCCTGTCCTGGAAGCCTGGACGCACTCTATCAGCTTTATCATCCGCTAGCGGATTTTTTATCAGCACACGGAATTCTCTCCGAAGCTGAAGTAAAAAACGTATTAAAAGTAACAGGGAAAGATTGATCGGCGTAAAAATCGTGCGAGGGGCGAAAGCCCCTGCCCTTCCTGAAGGGGATCAAAAAGGAGGTAAAAAAAATGATTCAATTCACTTTGGCAGAGAAGCAAAGAAAGGTAAAATGCTGTTCCTGCAGGGATACGATGGAAAATAAAAAATCCCTTCGGATCATCATTACGCCGGGCGACGTTACGCATCATTTTTGCGTATCATGCGCCAAAGAAATTTTCAAGTCATCATTGATGGCAAAACTAGTATCGAGCCGGAAAACGCAAAAATACGGCTTGGAGTTGTAAAAAAAAATAATTAAAGGAGTGTACCAAAATGAAAAGTAACCTACAAGATATTTCCGCCTTTTATGCGGAAGTCAAACGCCAGCAAGAAGCCCACAAGGACTATCTCGTCCCCGCTGGAAACATGAGAATGGCAAACGACGACCTGGTAGTAATTGACGAAGCTGGCGAATTTCAGATCAACGACCTGGCTCATTCGCAGATAGCGGAACGCCTGGGGATCCCAAAGCGATATTATGATGATATCGCAGCCGTTCCAGGATTGCGAACCATCAACGTAAACGAATTATCCAGGCATCAAGGAAAAACTTCTTTCGTCCGCACTCTCGACAAAAACGTCCGCGCTGTTCTCTCTGACCGTTACAAGCCCCTCGATAATTTCCCCATCCTCACCGAATCCATCCTGCCGGTCGTTTCCGAATTTGATGGATTGAAAATGCTTTCCAACTGCCTGACTGAAAAAAGAATGTATTTACAATTCGTCCTTCCCTCTCTCGTCGCCGAAGTGAAACCTGGCGACCTGGTATATTATGGGGTAACGATAACGAATTCTGAAGTCGGACTCGCTTCCTTGAATATTGAGGAATTACTTTACCGACTCGTCTGTTCAAACGGCGCGATCGGGCAGTCAATCATCCGAAAATATCATTCAGGCCGCCGGATCAGTACCGAAGGGAATTACGATATCTATTCCGAAGAAACAGTATTGGCAGACGCGAAAGCATACCAGCTGCAAATTCGGGATATCCTCAAGCATGCGATGACCGAAACATTTCTGAAGAAAGCGATCGAACCCTGGAAAGAAGCCGCAGGGATCAAGATCGAAAAGCCGATCGAAACTGTGCAGAACGTCACGAAGTATTTTAACAACGTGATCCAAGACAAAGAATCCGAAATAATTCTGCAAAGGCTTTCGGTCTCTGGCGATATGACAAAATTCGGTCTTGCCAATGCCGTTACGAATTTCGCACAAGAAGTCAACCCTGACAGAGCTTACGAGCTTGAAAAAACCGGACAGAAAATCATCGAGCTTTCACCTTCCGACTGGCATCAAATAGCTGCATAAAACCGCTTCCAAATGGGGGATATTTTTTCCATGATATCCCCCTTCCCTTCCTACTCTTTATATAATCGTTTAGATAAAGAGTTTTTCTTGCGGGTATAGGATATCCTTGCCAATCAAGAAACAAGGCCGTTTCCGGCCTTAATTTCAATTAAAGGAGTGAATGATAAAAATATCAGATTGAAAACAGCTGCGAAAAGTGCGCGCCGTAATATCGGTCTTTCTTATTTATGAAGCTGCCTTTATAATCCAGGCCGCCGCCGACTCCTAAAAATTTATTCAGCATATAAATATATGTCCCGCTGATTGACCAAATAACATCTATTTTTGTGGGCGATGCTAGTTGTTGCCCGAAAGAAATTCCTTCATCGAAAATTAAAACGTGCCGGTGATAGATTTCCGGCGCTTTTATGTCATACGTCGCCGTTCGTGACTTGAAAATATCTTCGGCGGTGACGTATAGTTTCATCCCTTCCGCCCTGAATGAAAAAATCAGCGGATCGTTTATACTTTTTATAAATGCGTTGCGCCAGTATTTCGCATCCGCGATCGCATCTCTCGGCGGCTTCGGGACCGGCTTTTGTATTTGCTTCCCGACTGTCTGCTTCGCCTGGATTTCATGCGGAGCGTGTTTCATTTCATAAATCCAGTAAATAAAAACCAGGAGCGCGCATGTTAGAAATCCTGCGAAATAAATTATAAGATTTTTTTTCATAATACCCCCGGGGTGTTCGGCTGCATATAATTCTGTCCGTAGCCTTTGACTTCGATGCTCTTGCTCCATATCTTTATCGTCGCCGCAGCGGTGAAACAAGCAGTCAGAACGGCTGCGATTTCAATTCCTGATCTGCCCTTATCGATCAGATCCTTTCCGAGCCACATTCCGTAAATCGTGATCGCTGCTGATTCAATCCGCGCCAGTGATACCGGAGAACCCTCCAAGAACATTCCGAAAATAGTTCTGAATATAGTTTTTAAAAATTTTTTCATATTTTAACAATCCCGAATATTTTTTTGCAAAGCTCCCTGCGCTCCGCCCTTCCGCCTTTATAGTCAGGAAGCTCGCCAGGAAATAGATCGCAGCGATTGTGTGCTTTTATATATCCGCAGACATCATCGCAAAAAATTCCCTGGCAGCGCACGTTTTTTATTACCGACCAAAATAATTTTTCTTCCGGCTTCATATTCCCCATGCGCTTTTTATTGCCATGAACATATATTCATGGACTCGCCAACTGCAATGAATTTTATCCCACCACCAGGTGCGTCCGTGATTCCGCCAACACCATTCCATGATCGACCAGATATCAAGAAAGATCACGCCTTCGGCATTGCAGATCGGCTCCAACTGCTGACTCATTCGTGCGAACAGCTCGTTAAAAGAAAAGTTTTTTATGCCCTTCCTTATTTCTTTCGGAACCAGACCGGCGCCCATGTCGAAAATCTTAACGGCAGGATCGACGAACGGAAGGGACGCGATGACTATATCTTTCGGATTCAAGATCGTTTTGTAAAGCCGGATCGTCTCTTTCATTCCGTCCAGGTATTCCTTCAAATTATAATCGGCAGGATTGAACGCGTGCCCCGTCCAGAGGTTCCCTCCTTCTTCGATATATGCCTTCGTTACCGGAATCGTCTTGTGCCGGTCATATAGTTTCGGAAATTGGTCATTGATATTTTTCGGAACGTCGCCAGGCCAAGCGATATTGAAACAGTCTTTCGATATTCCGTCAGGGTTCATACTCGCGACGATCGAATCGCCTTCAATGACTAGATGACCTTCGCGCCATTGCCATG